AAATCTGATAGTGATCGCCATAGCTCTCAAATGTTACTTGATAGCTGTTTAATCCCATTCTAATTGTCTCGCAATACCTTCCATCTCACTATACGCTATCCTGTGACACCCAGCAACCAATATATCATTCTTATAGCTATTGATCTTCCATTTGTGACTGGTTGTATCCAATACCATATCGTGTTGGAATTTACCGCCATTATGGAAGAACTTTATCAATTTCCAAAGTCTCTCAGCTTCAGCTCGCCCTATCTTGATATTCTTGCTAGTCTCAATTATGCCATTCTTAATGCGAAGCCATACGTTAGGCTGGTCATCCTCCAAATAATAATGTGAATATAATTTCAGAATCTTGCCAGACTTCCACATCTCGATCTGTTCTTCAAATTTTTTCTTGCGATCTTCTTTTTCTTTTCTTCTTTTTTCAAAAATTAAAGCCTCTTTTTTCGCCTGACTGTCTTCCCATCTCTGACATCTGGCCACATACCCAGCCCACGTTCCTTCACCACAAATCTCATCTACTATCACATTGGTCGTTCCTAAAGTTTCTAACGCTTGATGATTTAGCAATACCTCAAACACACGCTTTAACTCATGGACGTATTCACTTTTAATCTTATCCGATCCATAAGATAACTCATGTTTAGTTCCGATCCATGTGTTTGCACTCTTTTTAAGAAGGCTCTTGGGAGTACCCATATTAAAGAACTCAATATAATCCATTAGACTTCTAAATACTCCCCAAACATCCCTATAAGACAGGCTTGTTCTAACCTTCTTGTATTTCTCGATAACCTCTTTGATAAGCTCCAATTGACTGGTGATAAAAGCCATGCTGCCATCATCAGACATATTATATCCAACATAAAATACCTTTGAGCCAGTTGGTATTGCACTACGAACACAATGTTGATGTTTACAGGTGGAAGAAGAATAATACTTATCGTTAAGCAAATACGCCTTTTTACCACACTTATTTCTTACGATTCTTCCAACCTCAAAATGATAACCATAAGAATAAATACTTCTACCTTCAAAGAAAAAATTACTACCTCTTGCGGATTCTTTCTTTTCGTTTGCCCATAAGTGAGCGACCATAGAGTTGTTCATATCAATATTTTTTTTGTTATACAACTACAGATTAATAATACGATATACGTTCATTACATCCGACATCTTGAATTTATCAACATCCGTATTCTTAATATCATATGTATATGAGTCAAATAAATTACTTACCGCGTTCAACCAATCATCATCTGTCGGTTCTTCTACCTCATCCATACAATCATACACATCCCAGTAATTCATGAGGATACCATTGTACGCTATTTTCGGATCAGCGTATTCTCCTCTTGACATAAAGCAGATGTTTTTGCCGGCCTCGTTGCCGGCAACTATCTTTTTGTAATCTTCTATAATCTTATTCATTTTTCTGATAGTGATTATGTGTAGACTAAAAATTACTTTAACTTAAATTTAATTCCTTCCGGGAGTTGGGAGCGATCCACGTTATTCACGAAATCATCAAACTCTTCTTGTGTGATCTTTTCCCCATAATCACGCCAGTTGAAAGATAAAGTGTTCGTGTGATTATAATATATTACATTATCGGTTGACAATCCATAATCAAACACACAGAGCATTACCTTTTTGTCTGTTTCCGCATTCCTGATTATCTTATCGTATTGCTCACAAATTTCAGCACGCTTTTCCATCATCTTTGCCTTATGAGCCTCTTCCCTACGTTTTTCGATATTTTCTGCGGAATAATACCCGGCTTTAATACGCTCTTCAATAAGCAAACGTTCCTCGTCCGTTAGTGTCAGGGTAAACCTTTCTTCTTCTGGCTTATATGGATTAACCCATTTCTTTCCACACAGGTTTTCAAGTTCCGCAATAAGCTCGTCTGATTCACGTTTCCATCTATCCACAATCCCTAGATTGAAAAGCAGATACTTGAAATACATCTTATCGTCCACCGCTTCAGATAATTTGGAATATTCCTTGTCTGATATACGTAAATATTCAATAGCCACAGACTTATCGCTATTCTTTATGTGATACATACCATTTTCCACCGGATACATAGGAGCACCATAATGATTACAACAATGTAATGGTATAAACTTCGCCAATTCTGGAACATACTTCGCAATCTCATCGTGGCAGCAGCCTCCCATATACTCCTTATATCGTCCATATTTGTTTTTTTGTCTGATATCGGCCGTTATGCTCCAGTCACACATATTGTTATGACAATCATCATCTAAAGATACTGTGGCTGTTATTCTATATTCTTCCTCGTTTTCTGTAAAGAATTTTGTACTTGAATAAAATAGTCTGTTTGTAGTTTCCATATTATTTTAGTTTAATTATTACACCTGTGAAAAATAAAATCTACGCATTCCCCCGGTGTATTATTAGCGTTATTGTACCAATAAAAACCCTCTGTTTTCCAGTCTACACTTACGGGATCTGCTTTTACTCGTTTCAAGAAATTCCTTATTTCTTGTTCTTCATTATCTAACAAACCGGTATAATCATCATTTATCAGAGCATGAGCCCAATAAACCGGAAGCCTGTATCTTATTACCTCTATATTCATAATCTCATCAATTTACAAATTATCAATACTAAAAAAAACTCCAACAATCTATTACAATAAACTCTCCTACTCCATATTCCACAAGTGACTTAAGTGATTCTATCCCATTACAGTAATAGAAAACATTATCATTATCATCATCATTGATGCTTAATGATAATTTTATTGTCGTTCTTTGATCATCCCCTGTGTCTTTCCATACGATCTGACATTCTACGTATTCAGGTTCTTTCCCATTCTTTTTAACGAACTTGAAAAACATAGAATCAATATCTTTCTTGACTCTATCTACATCCGTTATCACTACCTCTTCCTTGCAATCCCCACAATTAGCATGCATAAAAGATTCATCAAGATAATCTATTATTTTCCCGGTGTTTGGATTTACGATCGCTTCACAAGCAATATTTGTTCCGCCACACCTTGTACATATCACTTTCATGCTATTTCATTTAATGGTTCAACATACACATCCCCATTCTCATAATAGAGTCGATCTTCATACTGATTATGATGAAGCTCCTCACGTATCGCATCTTCATTATCAGCCCAATACTCGTACTCCTCATGCCATGACTTGAAGAAGTTATCATAACATTGTCTCATCAGATCCTCTAAAGAAAAATCCTCCGGATAAGTACACCATGCATTGTAATAATCAATTATAGGTTTCAGGAGATAATAATCATAACACATCCCTGTCAATGAACAATTATCTCCATAGTCAAACATCACCCTACTATACTTGTGCCTGTATTTGTATTTCCCATCAATATATTTACCTGACATGGAGAAATACTTGCCCTTGATAATATATGGCATAATATTGTTGTTGATATATCTGAACAGTAATTTACCGCATAGATTCTCAGGGAATATATCACGATGATAATCTGTAGGGTGTTCATAAATAGGATCCTTGTATTTAAACTCATAACTAAAATCATATCTCTCGTATCCAACTTCCCAATTATAAACCCTAGTATCTGTCATATCCTCAAAGGCTTTCATTGACTTTTTATAGTCTATGCCATAAGCATCCATACATTGCTCCATTACATTCCAGTGCTCACGCTCTATGATCCTTTCTTGTGAGTCTTTTGACAGCTCATCAAACTCATACAGTTTTAATACAATCTTTTTCATAATCCCTCCTTTTTTAATATAATTAGATCCCTAACGTCAATCGAATGACATACGTACCTCCTTATGTTCACTCTTAGGGATGATCGTGGCTATTCTCACGAACCACCACAATCCAGATTCAGATATCATTCATCCTTTATCTTTACGAATGGGTTTTCTACATAAAACTCCACTACATCCTTAGATTTTATAGATGTCACTATACCGGTGGTATCCACAAATCCATCTGTTTCATCCATTGTCAAAGCTTCTATTTTATCTCCCGGCAGAAAACAAAGATTATAGTCTTGATCAATATACATAATCATCTTTAACCTAACCATGTCATCAATGATGCCTTTCATTCTCTCCACGACATCCAATTGATCATTACTAAGCATTAATCTACTTTTTGATGATTCCACTAACCTTATGTCTCCATTCCTGTCAACTACAGTTAAGTCATTGAATTTATACACATCTTCACGTGTTCTGTAATATGTTTCCTTACAATAAATTTTTCCTTTATCATCTATTTCAACATCAAAATATTCCAACTTATCCTTGACAGCTCTTCCGTTTTTGTATTTCCACACATCACCTATTGGAATGAACCCATATAATGACTCAAAAACATCATATATTGATAGTCTTGTCTTAGGAATGCTCTCGCCCTTTTTAAAACATTCTTCGGACGAATAAAATAATTTCCCATCTAATGTCTTCTCAGTCCTACATCCTCCCCATGTTCCTACATATCTAACTACTCCATATGTAAAACTGATCAAGATCTTATCAATCTCAAACCACTTTAATCTTCCTGACATATCGTCAAAAAGATATCCACTCTCTAGATAAACCGATAAACATTCTCTAATTTCCATAACAATTTATTTTTTTTTAATTAAACAACATCATTTGCCTTGATCACTATCCGTATCAATATTATGAACAAGCTCATATAGATCATAATCACTACACTCTGCTAAACATAAAGAGAAGACGTTCCTGTCGTTAATCAGGAAATAGCTATCTTCTAATATGAAGATAGATCTTCCTACCTCTAAAAAACAGTCCCATAACTCATTGCCTCTTTTATTGCCAAACACTTTCTGAAAAGTATGACGATCTGCCTTATTCTCGAATTTACGCATCCGTCTAATCCACTCATATCCGTGCCTCACTAAATCCAAGCCGCCGGCTTCATCGAAGCTCCCGTTTTTATCAATCCATTTATTTACATCTATCAACATACTCCCTTATAATATTACATTAAACAACTCGTTTAACCTATCTATCTCACTTAGGTATTCATCTTCTTTATCAAATCCAATTTGCGTCCCTCCCTCCAATCCAAAGGACAGGGTAAAGGATATGACCCAGCCCGATCCGTCCACGGCCTGCCCCTTGGGAACCCAAGACATCACCGCTTTCTTGGATATCCACCATCTCCCTATCTGAACGAAATCAGGATAGTTGTCCATTAAATACACCATCTGATTAGCCATCTTATTAACATCATCAAAAGGCACTATATGATACTTGTTTCTTATCCTGACCTTCAAGAAGGGGTTATCCATATTATATGCCGCAAATGCTGATATCACGGAATTAGGATATCTAACTCCTTTTATTATCACCCATTTCATATATCACTCCCTCTTTATATAACATAAATTCATTGGATAAAATTTATCCGCGCTCTCTTTTCCGTCTCCGCGAAAGTTAGCCAGCCCGCATGTCAGGATGCTCACAAGGTTATCCACCACCTCCAACTCGCTCGATTTGAACCACGCCAACTGACTGTAAGTTTCACCTATCCATATTATACTCATTTCCCCGTCCCGACTGACCTCCTTGACCAGCCCTATATGGTTTTTAGTGTCCTTAATCACATTTAATTCGTCAATATTTGTAAGCCGAACAAAATCCATCGGTCGTATCATTTTATTCTCGTCCATGTCCTTATCCTCCTATATTCTTTTTATTTTCTCAATTTACGCTTAACCTCTTTAACATATTTAGGGGAATGTAGCCCCCTATGCAATCTTATAGCCCGATCTATATCCTTTTTAGGATTATGATGAGATTGATATATCTCGAACATTTCCCTAGCCTTGACAGGATTCGTTCTGTCACGATACCTGTACCGCTTTTTCTCTCGTTTAAGGCGTAATATCCTATTAACCTCATCAACGTATATCCTTTTCATTTGCCACCTCCCTAAAGCCCCGGATGAGGCGTTATACGCTCGATCGTCATCCTTTGACTCCACGAAAGACAGGGCGGCCGCCAGCTTATCCCATACCCGTGCCTCGATCACGGCCGGCTTCGGGGCGAGGGGCATGCCTCCGTTCCCTTTTGGTGGTGTCAATATTATCATCGCCATCACAAGTAAGTATCTTATCACGTTCCCTTGTTTTTATAAAACTCCTCCCCGAATTTCACATTATCCACATAATCTTCCATACACTCATGAACAATTATATGAATATCCCCCTCCGTGTATGTTACCTCGGACATTAACCTCTCATTGGTCATCCACCAAGAATAACTATCAATATGCCGTATCTCAAATCCATGATCATGCAACGCATACATAACATTATATCTTAAATCCCTGTCCATCATCATACACTCGTACACGATATAGCCATTGATACTTTCATAAGACCTACCGAACGTATAAACGTACCTACCCATCAACTTATACAACTCCCTTGCCATAGGATTCGGGATCGCCTCATCCATATCAAAATCCCCATCTGGATCAATAACCCACTCTACATCCCGCTCATCAATACAAGCCCTAGGCATTCCTATTGTCCGTACATAAAGACGTGATCGGTGATCCTCGCTTAACACCGTCCCGATATACTTTTCCCCTTTGGCATATCCTATATTATGGTTGCCGGTTATATTAAATACAATTTCAGCTCCTATCTTAATTTCATCCATATTCAAGATGTTTGTATCATTTGTTATCTTTTTTATACAAAAAGAGGATATAATGGCATAATATTATGATATCAAGACACGAATGCGTTATCTATCATATTATCATACATATCCTCTATACAACGTCATTTATGGCATTATATCGTATATGATGCCGCAGGTCATAAATACATCTAATTAACCCTTTTTTAAGGGCTTATTGCCATTTAGGTAACTAGCTATGCCTAATATTTTCGAAATAAGGGCTTTTTTAGCCTTATACTCATCGTTTATCCCTATTATCGCATATCTGTATACCATCCCATCCTTCGACACCTCCACGCCCACGTATTTAGGCGCAACGGCATCCCTATGTAATACGATAAACGGGCTTTTGCCGTCTAGCTCATTTATCAACTGATTAAACTGTCGCCTCGTCATCTGATAGTGATATTATTTCCATGTTATAAATACGATCTCTCTTTACCTTTATCTTCTCGCATAGCTCATCGAAGCACTTATCTTCTTCTAACTTATCAACATAATATAATACACTTGATTTAGAGCTTCCTTGAAGATATATATTCCCTCTTATATTCTTTGAGAAAAAATTAGGCAAGACCATCTTTTGTCTCTTATCTTTATTATCCATGTAAGATATAACAACAACCCACAACTCTGGCTTCCGTTCTTTTACCGATAACATAAGATCGAGACCCGATTGACTATTGATATTCCTTCTGCCAGTTTCGTTATAACGTAGAATAATATAATCATCTGCGTTATCATTCTCAACCATCACGACTATGGGGCGATCGCCCTTCCCATTATCACATAATACTCTTGCCTCTTCCCCGTTGCGGAGATATACCTTATCGTAATCTCCGTTTTTGTATATCTCAAAATCAAATTCTATTACCATCTTATTTCCTCCTATTGATATATTGTTGTGTACGACCTTCCTCTATCTTCTCGAAATAAAACTTATTCCCATATAACCGAGTGAAGCAGATATTATACCCGAAATGTTCTGCGCGTCTGATCTGCGCGTAACCTCTACTGATGTCATTATTATCAATCAGCGTAACAAAACAATGTGATCCTACTTCTGTATTCAAAACCAGATTTTCCCAATCTTTTACCTCCATATCAAATCTCCTTAAATAATTTTTTGTTATGATTATCGCTATTATACCATTTATCAATATTATCGTACTGCTTTGGATAAACCCCATAAGACCTACACCACCTAGGTAACGGCCCGTTCAGCACGTCTAACGCCGCCTCAAGGTCAAACGTAGCTTCCTCCTTGACACAACACCCCGATCCACTTCCACAGCTCGGTATATAAGCTCTACTATACGCTACGCTCATCCCATATTCCCCATGACTCAGATACCCGATGTTGGGTGAATCAGGGAAGGCGTAATACAACATCGTATAATCACCCTTACTCCAACCTCTATTATAAGTATCATCCTGCCATGCGAAAACCCTGCAACCGGCCTTCTTTAACTCATCAGCCGCTTTTCTTAAAATATTATCTCCCATATCATTTATATTTAAATTATGCCAAGGCGCCGGGAACCGACCCCGGACCATATCCGCACACGTACGATCATGGTATTCCTTCCGCCCCGCCAAGGCTTGGTTCAACATTAACAAACTTTCATATCCTCACACATCTTAAAAAAGACCTCTCTTATGATCCTCTTATACAAGATGTATATCTCATCATCATCCTCATCGAACTCCACGCCCCATGAACGTAATAAATATCTAATGTCGCAATTCGCTATATGAATCCTAAATATGGATGGAACGCTCATTATGTAATCCTCAAAAGCTTTCTTAATCCCATCCCTTTTGATATGTTCTTTATACTCATCCTTGAACACGTTAAGCATAAAAGATAGATATTCCCTATCATATTTAAACTGCTTACCATAATTATCTGTATCTATATGATCCAGTATATATATTTCTATAGCGTCTCTATCGTATTTTGACATACTTCTTCCTCCTCCTTTTGATATTTTATAACCTTTTTCTCCCCATACACTTTCGCTAACTGGATAAGTTGACCGGTAAACACCTTGGTACGGTGTTTTACGATCTTATCCACCAATTCCGGGCATCTGGTTCTCCACCTATAATTAACCTCACCTTTAGCTTTCTTCTTGTAATACCTGTAGAATGTTACGGCTACTACCACTTCCCCATTCTGCTCAAAAGCAACCAAATCGTAATTGTTGTAAGTTATTTCGTTCATCGTGTAATATATTTTATAAATTCAATCACTTTCTTTGGCAGTGAATCTATATCCTTCACTCTTTTACCAAAATTGTACATATGACTTCTATGCGGATAATAATCTCCCGCATACATCCCCACTCCTAATGGATGGAATGGATCCTCACTACATGAGAAAACAGGATAATACACCACCCCATAACCATCCTTTATATTTTTATTTACATATACTATGGTATATCTATCAGCCACTTCGCCGCCAAAATCATATACTCTTACTTTTACTTTCACGCCATCCACATTTGTTATAATATTATCCATATATACCTCCTTTGTTGTTCAATATCCGACTAATCTATTTTCCTTCCATATAAGGTGTATGTACCATACCATCCCCTATCCATATTTATCACCTCAATATGATGTATGTGATAACAACCATTAGCTATTCTGCCGCAATCGGCTATCACCATAGCTATATTCCTATACCCAGAATCTATGAAAACACGAACCAACCTACCCCCGCTAAATATAGACACCTTGATATCGTCTTTCTCTTTTATAATCCTTCTCATATCATATCCTCCTATCAAACTAATCTATCATTTTACCATAATTAGTATATGATCCACACCACCCGCGAGCCTCATTCGACACCCTAATATGATCAATGGGCTTATCCCCGACCATATTATTGGCGTACGATATTACATCCGACATACTTCTGAATCCGGAATCCTTAATGGATTTTATAAGCGTCCTATCATACCCGAATACCAATATCTTCACAATATCTCTTTCTTTCACAGTCCTTCTCGCCCTCATAACATTCTAGCCATAAAATAAACAAACATAAAATCTATTCTCTCTTTGTTATCATCCATCCTATGCCCGGTAATTTCAAAAACAACCCTACGCTTTTCTACAGTCTGTATATTATCTAACTGAATAGCTATGTAAGGATATTTCATAACTTTCTCTCTATTGATGTTATTCAAAATAGCGTTGACATCTTGCCTGCGAAAATACATATTTACCCCTATGTAGCTGGCAACCAAAAGACACTCATCTATCACCCCATCAGTATCGAATAGAAATAACATATCATCCTTCTCTATAGTATATTCCACATCAAGAATCTTGATACGTTTGCTCCCGTCCTTCTTATCAGCTATAAGAATCGCTAGCATCTCCTTATCGGTCGTAAGAATATAATACGCCTCTTCTCTCGTAATATTATCCCGTAGATAAAGCAGCGCTTCATCTTGTAATTCCATAATCTCGTCCATGTTATTAGTATTTTATATTACCACGCCAAGGAAAAGGACGGAGACCGACAACCGCGCCTACCACGCCGTGACACCGCCGCCCGTTCCCCTTGGTGTTATTCCACCACCATCAACCGGTTTTAAATTCAACATTCCTCTACCTCTATCTCCATATGATCCTCCCAATCACATCTATCAACATCCTCACCATCCTCGAAATAATAGTAAGCCCATACCTGTACGCCTCCTACCTCTATATATCCATCACTCTTCCATTCTATCAACCCATCTTGCCTTACCACGTTGGTAGGCTCAGCCCCTAACGATAGCAGATTATTTACTATACTACCGCCAAATACGTTTCTTGCTTCTTCTCTCGTCATATCACTATCAGATTTTTAATATTACACTACCGCCAAAGGAAAACAGGGACGGACGACCAGCGGGGCCGACCCCACGCCATCGCCGCCGCCCGTTTCCCTTGGTTCCCTCCGCATCACTCCCACACCAACAGACAATATCTACCACCAATAACACCCTACCCACCATCGCTCGCAACCGCTTTGCGTTTCCACTTAACGGTAAAGTATTACCCCTGTTTAGAAAGGAATCCTATTGATTGAAGATACTCCCATTGATTGGAAGGTATTTCTTTTGTTGATTGAAGGGGTTTTCTTTGTTTCCTTGGTTTCCCTTGGTTTTTCCTTGGTTTCCCTTGTTTGGAGGTGCACCCTCCCGCAAAACAAACCAACCCCACCAACTCCCAGCATAAAACCCGAGACCTTCCTCCCGATTGTTCCACGTGGAACGCCCGTTCAGTCTAGGATATCGAGGTCTTTGCTCTTGATTGCCTTATATACTTGCCTAATACAATGTATTGATAATAAAACCAATAAAAGAACTATGATTAAAGGCAGGGCGTCGCCCGTAGCTATAACATACCGCCCCAACTCAAACGCCATGTACCCACAAAACAAAGTAAGTACGAAATATATAACTAATCCCATAAAATATACAATAAGTAACCACGATTTTAAAATTACACCCAAATAATATAATCAATTGAGTATCAATAACATAATATACATCAATCCCTAGAGCTTCCTCTAAAGAAAGATAAGCCCAAACATAGATAAAAAATATACAATAAGTACCGCCTATTATATACCTTTTAGGATTGATTCACGCATGAAACCATACATAAGGGCACAATATACCCGCCTGCATGGATATAGATATATACAAAATGATATGCAATAAATGATTTTACTTACACATTTTCGATCAAGGCTTAAAATTTGCCGCCTCAACACTTTTATGTGTAAGCAAAACATATGAATATGCTATCATTTTGTAAAATATAGGCACAAAAAAGCCCTTCCGTAATATATCACTACATTACTGAAGGGCACAAACTTTAAAATCAAATAAAAACAAACGATCTATTGTCGCAATTTGTTTGCCATGTAGCTAACACGTTTCCGCCTGCACTTATCCGACTCCCTACTGCAATCTAATTTATTAGACTTGTGTAGTTCTTTGGTAAGCTCAACGTAAAATTCCATTTGAGCTATTTTAACCGCCTCTAAAGCATTTTCTTTTCTAAATGCTAGCTTTCTATTCAGATTGTCAAACTTTCTCCTATACATAATTTATTAGTTTTAAATGGCACCAATAAGAAACGGTAAGCCGGGGACAATACGGCCGGCGTTATCGATACTACCAGCCGAACGCCCGCACGCCCCCCTTTTTCTTTGGTTTCGTCCCTTTGCCGACAACGAAGCCGGCCAGATATGCACATACGTTACCCGTGATACATACCGACAAGGCGCACTTTGTCCGTCAATTTAACCGCACAAAATACCCTTATAAGGGTTGTTATTTGCTATCCGTACATATGTTAGGTATTTAAGCTGCCCTAACATACGTCGTATTGATATACTGGCACGGAAATAACGCCGTAATACACTTGGTATTAGCTACTCACACAACATACCAACATACGCCCTATACATGCGTATATACACCAATATACCCCGTGTTTTTACACGGCCTACTAGGTTGACCTAGCGTATTTACCAGATCGATATAAACCAAAAGATAATAGCACTATCCTGGACTAGGGTAATACTTAAACCACATTGTTAAGCGGCGGCCTATCTACACAGGCTATCGTAACACTACCCACCTGTGTATGTTTATATCAATAAATTAAAGATCCTACCTGTTTAGTCTAGTCCAGTGGCACGACGGGGACGTACAGGCGCTGCCACCATAACGCCCCTATATATAGAGATATAGGGGCAAATGATACTATCTATCATTTTTAGGGTGAGTTAGGTAGTATGTGACGCATTTTGCAATAAGACTAAATGTGTACCGCTTTATTGGTACGGCACATTTCACAATACGTTTGTCAGTGCCATTAAACGTTTCGTAATATATGCCAAAATCGTACTCTATAGGCTCATTATATCCAAAGCGTTTATGAGACGATCCTAGTATTGCTATATCCTCTATTTCACTCATTTTAAGCTTTTTGTTTTTATCCTGTTCGTTTTTATCATAGTATTCACGTTCTACTTCCTTGTATGCGCAAAACGTATTATTTACTCGTGGAAG